ATGAAAGCCAAGCTGACAGTTTTAAACTAAAGTATATCGACCTATGAAAGCAGTAGTATATGATATCTATGATTGGGAAAAGAAAATTTGGCCTAAGATCGTTGCTGACTATGGGCCTGGTGTTAATATCTCTTGGATATGTAAACAACGTTTAGGATTTACTGTGCGTCGCCATACTGATTATAGTCTAGATGATCTCGAAACCAATTGGAACTCAACTAATATACATTTAGATTTTTATGATGAACAATCACGAACAATGTTTTTATTAAAATACCGATGAAAACTATAAGTTACAGTGAAGATGAATGGAAATGGACTGTATGGCCTCAGTTAGCTAAAGATCACTCAGCACTGTCCATGGGCAAGGCTCTGGGATTTACTCTACGCAAAGAAACGCAAGTTGTGTCTTGTGATGATGCCCCAGCTGGGTATGATAGGATCATTGCTGTTCATCTTGATTTTACTGATGAACGAGATTATACCATGTTTGTGTTAAAATATCAATGATACAATTAGCTACATGGCCGCCACCTGCAGAATGGGAAGAAGTAGTGATAACCTGGGACATCATGCTGAAGAGTAGTAGGCATAAACCGCCCGAGATCATCGAGTGGGTAGACTCAGCACCAGGTGGCAGATATCATTTACACGGGTGGCGGGGAAGAGAAGGATTTGCGTTTCGTTTTGAGGATCCAGTGGATGCTCTTTATTTTAAATTAAGGTGGTTTTAATGGCAACGATATATTTAGACATGGATGGAGTGGTAGCAGACTTTGATGGCTATGCAGAACCAATAGTAGGATTCCGAACACCGGGTGGTGTCAGATACGATCAAGAAGGTTGGGAGTTAATTTCAGCTAATCCTAGAGTATATAGTGAACTAAAGGAAATGCCAGAAGCAGATAGACTGGTAAAAGAAACTCTAGCTTTGGCCAAAGAACATGATATGGCAGTTGGTTTCTTGACTGCCATCCCTAGACAAAATGATGTACCTTGGGTATTCCATGATAAAATTAATTGGATCAACTCTCGTTGGTCTGGCATACCTGTATTCTTTGGTCCTTATAGCCACGATAAACACGTTCACTGTAAGAGCCCTAACGACATACTCATCGATGATCGTCCTAGCAATATCGATGAATGGCGTAGTGCAGGCGGTAAAGCTATCTTACACGAGGGTGATGTAGTTGCTACACTATTTGAATTACGCAGTCTAGTGAATAGTTCTACTGCTTAGATATCCACCTTCTCTATTGATAAAGAATTTAAATATCTCTTCTACTTTGGTACTAGCTACAGTATCAACTTCAGGTAGGCTTACACCTTTGAGTGCGCCATCTTGGGTAACGACAAATACATAATCCTCTGGAGTAATGTCACCTAACACATCGTCATCTACGTTTAAATTGGGGTCGTTTGAAAGCTCTTCTGTGATTTTTGCCATTGTCATTCTCCTTGTAATATTTTACATTTGCCTTGACTTTCTTTAACAATAGTTTTGTTACTTCATGATCCTTGCCAAATGCCTTGTAATACTGTTTTAGATCTGGACTGTTAATTTTGCTTATACTAGTAATATTTAACTTATATTTCATCAAATAGTGTCTGGCCGCTATGTTTTGAGCATAGGCATCTATCTCATCTGGGTCACCTAGATATTCTTGATCAGCACGCTTGTCTGGATCTCTGTGATCACTCTTGTAAGTGTTTCTGTGATAGCGATATCTACGATTGCGGAATTGTCGTTGATGTTCATATTCGTGTATCAGTGTTTCCAATAGATCCATAGCCATCTGATCAGCCATCTCAGCTGTGACTATCATAGCTGTAGTCTTAGGATGATTGATGATAAAATCAATGATCAAGTGTTTCTTTTTGATTTCATCTAGGCCAGGATCATATTCTGCACCAATAGTAAACTCATTGAATTTTAATGAACTGCTGTTAGTGTATAATTTTACACGCACAGGATGTTGATGTTTATTAAGATGTTTGCTTAGTCGTTTGACAAGACTGCGAGGAGTAATCTTTTCTCCAACTAGTGTAGATAACCATTCACTGATGTGTTGATATTCTACTGTTGGATTCAGATACATTTTATGATTGTCCTGAAAAATCCAATGGTTGGATACCTACTTTCTGCATGGCTGCTATATTTTTACCTTCTTGTAGGCTGGCAGTGATAGCATCACCATAATGGCTACTGGTATTGGCCATACTACCTAATATATCACCAACACCTGAACCTGATGTGTCTGCACCAAACTTATGTAAGTTAGTAGCAAAGCTCATCGAGCCAGTTAGGCCAGCTGGTGGTGGGCTAGTCAAGTCAATACCAGCTGTGCTGAATAATGATGATGATTTACTAACACTAGATTCTAATGCAGCGATAGTAGATGAATTGATATTACCGTTGGCAATTTCATTCATCTCAGGATTACCTGCTACTGGACCCATAAAGTCTGTCATGCTAGGAACGCCTAATGGGCCTGTTCCTGTACCAGTCAATGACTGGATGGTAGGTTGTTGGCTGGCAATAAATCCGCCTAGACTAGGAGCAGTGGCATTCAACATAGGAGTGCTTGGCTCTTGGACGCTGTTTAACATCGCTGTGGCATCAGCTGGTGATTTAAATCCTGCTCCCATATCTGAGAATTTAGTTCCCATGGTTTTTAATGTATCTGGAGAAACATCTGAGATCAATGCGGGATTCACTAATTTATTAACATCACCTAAATCTGCCAGATTGTTTATTTTACCGTAGGGTGATATACCATATTGTTCGGTGACTGAAGCGACAGCGGCTGGATCATTTATAGTAGACAGTGTTTGATTGATAGTGTCACTGTAAACTGGATCAGTCAAATCATTTACGTCTACGTTATTCTTAGTCAATGCCGCATTAACCCCGGTGGAATTGGCTAATTTATTTTTAGTTAATTGTTGTACCAATCCAGCACCTGTGCCAAATGTGCTCATGTTAGTGACATCAAAGCATGGTCCAGCGGCATTCATCACGGTTGAAGTTTGGCTGAGATTTTTAAAACTTCCAGTAAGTCCCTGATCAGCCAAACTGCTCATGTTGGTGATACCACTGCCAAAATCACTGTAACTGCTATTAGACATAAAGTTAGTGGCTTTGGTGACTTCGATACTGTCACTGATGTGTGACTGTGCTTGGCTTATGTACGCACCAAATGCTCCATGATTACCTGATGGTAATATAGAGCTTTGAGCAGCAGTTAGATTGGCCAGTGCAGACTGTGCCGCACCATAATATGGACTGGTATTTGGTACTGAGGCCAGATTAGTCACAGCACTTTGGGCGGCTGGCGCAACTTGGAAAGCATGCCCATTACTGATACCAACCAGGGCAGTCAATACACTAGGAGTCAGAGACTTGCTAGGAGTAGCCAAGGTTATTTTTAACCCCTCAACTATCGAAGTTGCTGCCTTACTGTCTACTAGATTTCTATAGTCCATGATAATACCTTAGGTTACAATACCACCTTTGCTAACTGGCTCAATACCAGTTGTGGTTTTAATGTAATGATTTTGCACGTCTTTGACCGTGGGGGCATGCATCATCACATGTTGTTTTTCTAATCTAACTGTCTTGTCTAATTCAACTGTGAACAGACTTTGTATTAAACCTAGCCCTTGTTGGCTTGGCATGACTGTTGTTGGTTTAGACACCGTAAATCCTGCGTCGTCTTGCTCTACGATTCTCGCAACGATTTCATCACCATTGACGATTTTAAAGCTGACGATGTCATCTTTAGCATATCCCTTATTTTCAAGCATTGATTTCCCCTAGTTTATTGAATAGTTCTTCATCTGATAATCGTGCTAGCCCTTGATAGCCACCTTCTACGAACAGTTCGTCGCCCTTGTAGATCTGTGGTGCTGAACGATGTCCTTGGCCAATAAGCCATTCACGTGCATCAGGCACTTCATCGATCTTGACTTCTTTGAATGCGATATTTTTTGTTTTTAATAAGTGTTTGGCTTTATCGCAAAAAGGACAATTATTTTTACTGTAGATTGTTAGCATTTTATAACTCCGGTAATTCGTCGTAGTCAACATGTTCGCCCATGACTCCGATCACATAATTTGTACTTTCATTTTCTTGTAAGGCTGTTTGTTTTTTACTTGTATCGCTGTGTTTGTTAAACCATGGTATAGGTGTTGTCTTTGGTGCTGGCTCTTGATACTTGATGCCAATTTCTTTTAGCGCACCAACGGCAGTATAGTCTACAAACTCTTTTAGGATATTAGCGTTAAGACCAATAACAGGACCTAGTTTAAACAAGTAGTCTGCCCAGGCTTTCTCTTCTGCGATAACATCTTGATACATGGCATAGACTTCTGTGGCACATTCTTCTTTGGCCTTGGCAAAGCGAGGATCTTCTTTCACCACTTGATTGATCAACCAAGCTGTCCACTCTTTGTGTAGTAATTCGTCTTGTAGTATCAAACTAATAATATTGCCATTACCGATGAATATCTTGTTTTCGACCATTGCCAGACTTGTAGCAAATGATACCATGAAACGGAACGCCTCGAGTCCGTAACTGGCGTTTAGTGCCAACCATATAGCTTTAATATGTTGTTGTTCATCTACTTTGTGTCCTAGCTCTACACGACAGTTGATCTGATGTAGTGCATTATAGTAGTTGCCTATGGTGGATGCCATACTGATAATCTCATTGGTGTCATGGATGGTGTTGAACACATCTTTAGGCACGTTGTAGATATTACGTATGATATGACTATATGATTTAGAATGTATTGCTGTTTCAAAAAATCCCCAATTATACATCAACGCTTCTAATTCTGGAATTGAAACTACAGGTATAAAAACTTGTGTAGGTCCTCTACCTTGCAAACTATCTAAAGCAGTTTGCCTTAATAAATTACTTGTAAATATATGTCGTACGGTTTCACTTGCTTCTTTAAAATCATTAGCATCTTTAGTTAATGATATTTCTTCAGGCACCCAAAAAAATCCTCTTGCCGTACTTTCAAATTTTTGAATTTTATTATATTTTACCTCCTCAAACCTCTGTACAGTAACAGGGCCAGCTGGATCTAAGAACATCTTGCGATTAAGATAATCTGTTTTTGTGTTTAAATTGTATTGTGCCTTACTCATAGTTTACATGCCTCGCAATCTTCATCATCTAATGTTGAAACTTCATCTACTATCACTTCTGATTTAACTTCATCCACTGCCTTGCTACCTGCTTTGTTGATCAGGCTATAGTAGAATGTTTTAATGCCCCACGCATGAGCCTGCATCAAGTTTTTAGCAATTAATGTAGTTGGAACTTTACGGTCTGGCCAGTGTGCTGGGTTGTAGAATGTATTTGTACTAATACTTTGATCCACATAAGCCGCCAACACTGCCGCAGTTTTTAAATATGCATCACAGTCTCGTTGTTCCCACATGAGTTGATAACGACCTTTTAGTTTGTTATATTCAGGCACAACTTGTATGAAGCTACCTGCTTTTGATTCTTTAACACTAATCAAACTCATAGGCATTTCGATACCGTTAGTTGAATTAATAACCACACTACTACTTTCAACTGGTGCCACTGCCATCAATGTAGCATTACGCACACCATATGATCTCATGTCACTGCGTAACTGTTCCCAATCTAATTCACGTGTTGGAGTAAAGTCTGCTAGAGCATTTACGCCTTTACTACGATTTTCCCATGGAAAGAATCCTTTACCGTAACGTGTATGTTGGCTTTCTTTACATGCTCCACGTTCTTTGGCCAGTTCAACCGTGGCTTCTGTTAAGAAGAATGCCTGATGCTCCATCCATGTTTTCACATCTTGTAGTGCATCTCGTTCACCATACTTGTAGCCACGTTTTGCATGCCAGTAGGCCAAGTTAGTAACACCGATACCTAGTGGACTGATTTCATCGTTTGATAATTTACTCTGTATGCTTAAGAAATCTTGGTAATCAAGTATATTACATAGACTACGCTGTAGGATACGACAAGCGCGGCGCATGTCCTCAGGATTACGGAACGCACCCCAGTTAATGGAGCCGAGAGTACATAGTGCAATACGCCCATTAGCATCATCAAGACGCTTGAAAGGACGA